GCGCATTAGAACCAACGTGTATGGAAGATATTAAAGCAAGAGATCAACAAGTAAATGTTTGGTCACAAGTTACTAAGCGAGTATTGCCAGCATCAGAAAGTAGCAAATGCACAACTGTTGAAAGGTTGCGTAACGCTGTGGAGCACAATTTATTGTATGCTTCCGTTGAGGCTGAAAATACCGATGTTACACTTATGGCAAATGTTTTGATGATTACATCAAATATGTTGTTAATTCCCAATCATTATTTTAAAGACAGTGATTCATTGAAATTAACTTGTAGAAAGGTTAATGCTGAAGCTGTCGGAGGGAGTTTTAAAACACGTATTTGTAAGGATTCTTCAGTACATATTGAAGGCACAGATTTTAGGTTGTGTTATTCAAGTACTGGAGGTTCTTATCGTAATTTGCTTAAATTTTTCCCACTTGGTGATATTGTTGCACATCCATTTAAGATGATATGGAGGCAAAGAAGTGGAGAAATGATAGTAGCGCATGGAATGTGTGAAGCTGGCATTGTGTCCAACGGTTCATGTTCTTTTAAGGGAGGCGTTTACAAAAACCTCTCAATGAACACGTTTGGCGGATTATGTGGAGCGACACTGATTTCGGAAACTAGAACACCTATGATAACAGGATTGCATTTAGGTGGAAAAGACGGACAACCATTTGGTTGCATGGGTACTTTAACTCATCAGCAATTAGTGGATGCTATTCAATATGTTAGGAGTATTGAGGGCGTATTGCGAACCGGTGATGGTGAGCACTTTACACAGAAAGTATTAGGTGTTGAAGTGACCACACAAGGCGGTTTACATGAAAAGAGTCCTGTTAATTTTCTACCGGAAGGATCACAATTTTCGTATTATGGTTCATGTTCTGGAGCGGTTACATCTAGGTCTGATGTTAGGCGTACACCAATATCTCAATATGTGACGGAAGTTACAGGCGTTGAGAATATTTGGGGTGCTCCTAAAATGAAGCCCGAATGGTATGGCTGGCAGTTGGCGATGGCTAATGCTAGCGAACCAGGTGAACCTTTTCCACATAAGTTATTGAATATAGCTATTCACGATTACAAAACACCATTAATTAAATTGGTGAATAAGTTAAAGTGGAAAGTTGTACCATTAACAGATATGGAAAATGTTAACGGCATACCAGGTTGTAGATTCGTGGATGCAATTAATTTTAAGACATCTATTGGATACCCTTTGAAGGGGCCTAAGTCAAGGTACGTTATAGACTTAGAGCCTACGGAAGAGGGACTTCCACAGAGAATGTTTACGCAAGAAATTATGGATGAAATTGAAAGAGTTTTAGGCTTTTACAAGTGCGGACAACGTGCTTATACAATAGCCAAGGCTTGTAAGAAAGATGAAGCGTTACCTGTTGCTAAGGGAAAGTGCAGGATATTTTATGGTAATCCAATAGCTCTCACATTTTTAGTGAGAAGATATTATTTACCAGTTATACGTTTCCTTCAAATGAATCCATTAATTTCTGAGTGTGCAGTCGGAATTAATTGTCATGGTCCGGAATGGGAGGAATTTTACGAACATGTTATGACATTTGGTGATAAAAGGTTATTTGGCGGAGATTACAGTAAGTATGACCAAAAATTACCTTCACAGTTGTTAATAGCTTCGTTGCGTATTTTAATTGACTTGGCAGAAGTCATGGGCTATAGTCAGGAAGATAGAGATATCATGAGTGCTATGGCTGGTGATATTGTGTATTCACTAATAGCTTTTAATGGCGATTTAGTGGGTTTGCAATCAGGCACACATATTTCAGGAAATTCATTAACAGTGATATTGAATGGAATTTGTGTTAGTTTGAATTTGCGAGCTTATTTTTATACACAGTATTCATCAGACATAGCATTTCGTGATGCTGCTAAGATGATGACGTATGGCGACGATAACATTGGATCTGTTTCAGAAAAATATCCTAAGTTTAATATTAAAGGATGTTCAGAATTTTTAGGAAAGTATGGTCAGCATTACACTATGCCGGACAAGGATAGTGAATTAAGCGCATATTTGGAACCTGAGAATTTTGAGTTTTTGAAAAGATTTAGTGTTTATCATCCGCAATTGGGTTTACATGTAGGAGCTTTATTAGATTCAAGTATAATGAAGTCCCTGCATTGTTATTTACGACCCAAGAATGCGCCTTTAACTCCTAAAGAAGCATGTGCCGTCAACATAGATGGTGCTCTGAGGGAGTGGTTCAATCATGGTCAGAAGGTTTATGAAATGCGTAGAGTACAAATGAGAGAAGTCGCCGCTAAGGCTGGCATAACTCATATGTGCACTATGTTGGACGAAACATATGATGACCGTATATTGAATTGGCAAGAAACATATCTTGAACAAGTCTAACTCCGACTTTAAACGAGTGCCAGTTTCAAATCTGAGGCAAGCAAAATTGATTTGTACAATTGGATTACCACAATTTGTGTATTTGTATGTTTAGACACAGTTGGAGGCTTTGTACAATTATTTACGTGGAGAGGACTTTGCGGAAATATACAGCTCACCCATATTGGATAGGAATGGTGATGAGTAAATAAATATTTATCCACTAGTAAATATATTAGAAACAAACAAAACAGCGACGGCGTTTTTCGTGCTTTAGAAATAGAGGGCAAAAACGACGACCGGGAAAGTCAGTGTGATCTTAACAGGTCATATCACGGAGACAGAGTGATAAACTCTGCTGACATGAGAAAGTTACATAGGAATATATCATTATTACGGTATAATGATATAGTGAGGGAATTAGCAAATGAGACGGATTTTAAACCACAGTCAGGTACTACTGCTGACGTGAGTATTATGAAACTTGCTAATGACACTGGTCATCAGAATGTCGATTTTGGTGATCAAATGGACCCATATATGTATGCAGTTGAAGAAACTATTGATCCAACACGTAAGTTAATGGATTCAGATGATGCTTCACTGGGTAATTTTCTTTCTCGTCCAGTTAAAATTGGTGAATATGAATGGGGAACAGGTACATCTTTGTTCGCTACATTAAATCCTTGGCAATTATATTTGCAAAATGCTAGGGTGATTAATCGTGTGAATAATTTCAATTTGCTTCGTGCAAAATTGAATGTTAAGATAGTTATTAATGGTAATGGATTCTTGTATGGTAGAGCTTTAGCTAGTTATTTACCATTTGCAAGTAAAGATGCATTGTCACAAAATCGGGCTTTAGTGCTCGAGGATGTAGTACAGGCAACGCAACAACCTCATGTATTTTTAGATCCAACCTTATCAACAGGTGGAAGCATGAAGTTGCCATTTTATCATTATAAGAATTATTTAGATGCGCCTATATCAGAATGGGGAGAGTTAGGAGAGATTACAGTTCGATCCATTAACCCTTTGAAACATGCCAATGGTGCTACTGATCAAGTAACTGTAACATTGTTTGCTTGGTTAGAAGATGTATCCATGGCTGTATTGACAGGGGTTAATGCGAGTACTATTACTCCTCAATCTGGTAAGGAGGTTGATATGGCAAATGACAAGGGCTATATTTCTGGACCTGCCACGGCGGTTCAGAAAGCAGCGACGGTATTGTCAAGTGTACCCATGATAGGACCATTTGCGACAGCAACAGCTGAAGGAGCTGGTATGGTGGCTGAGGTTGCTAAAGCTTTGGGATATTGTAGGCCGCCGGTGACGAAGGACCCTGATCCTTATAAGCCGGTACCTATCTCAAGTTTAGCATTAACTACAGTGCCAGACCAAATGCAGAAATTGACTGTTGATGATAAGCAAGAGTTGTCCATTGATCCAAGAATTGCAGGATTGGGTGGTGCTGACCCTTTAAATATTGGTGAAATAGCTAAAAGAGAGTCTTATTTGACCTCATTTGAATGGGCTATTGGCACAACCCCAGAGACTTTGTTGTGGAATTGCCGTATCGATCCTTGTGTTTGGGCTGAGGATTCATTGACGCCTACAGGGTATCATTTTCCTGCTAGTGCTATGGCGGCTCTGCCGTTTAAGTATTGGACAGGTAAAATGAAATTCAGGTTTCAAATTGTATCATCAGCCTTTCACAAGGGGAGGATAAAGGTAGTATACGATCCTAACTTTTTAATTGCCGGTAATGAATACAATGTCAATTATTTGGAAGTTATTGATATTGCAGACAAAAAGGATTTTACTATTGAAATAGGTAATGGTCAGCCAACGACATTACTAACACATACCGACCCTGGACTTAGTTCCGTTACTACCATGTACGGATCTACGCCATTTGTGTCCAAGGGACCAGGTAATGGTATAATAGGTATGTTTGTAGTTAATGAGTTGACTACACCTAATTCAACAGTGAATAACAATATCGACATTAATGTTTATGTTAGTATGGGAGATGATTTTGAGGTATTCGTGCCTGAAAGTAAATTCCAGAATTTCGTATTTAAACCACAAAGTGGTGAAGAACATACTCCTGATTGCGAAAACACTCAGGAGCCATCTGCACCACAACAGTCCCAGTCATCTGAAGTTGGACCAGGATATACAAACCATGCTTTAGTTAATAAAGTTTATACAGGCGAAGCGATTTCAAGCTTTAGGGCCTTGTTAAAACGTTACAATTTACACCAGAATTTAATATTTTCTGGAGGTTTTAGTAATGCAGTCCATTATGGCAGAAGAAACATGTATCCCTATTTAAGGGGAAATGTGACTGGAGCTGTCAATACAACGGGAGCTGCTGCACCTTATAATTATTGTAACACTTTATTATTGCATTGGGTAACGTATGCATTTTCTGGTTGGAGAGGATCAATCAGATGGAAACTTTTGTTGCGTGGATATAGAGAAGAAAATAGAGGACCAGTTACGTATGTACAACGTGTACCAGTTGGTGGCTCCGGTTACCAAAAGTTGGCAACACCAGGCGCCGTTTTCACGAGCGACGCTTTGTCAGCTATTAACGTTATGACACGTGTTGGTCCTTACCCAGCATCAGATCGCCCATTATCTGGTGTAGAAGGTAGTTTGTATCAAACTGGCCTTATTAATCCAAATGTAGAGTTTGAAGTACCGTATTATTCGCTATACAGGTTTTCCCCAGGTAAAGCTGAGGACTTAACAACCACTTTGGAATATAATGAAGGTTTTGATTATAGAGTCTTTGGGGCGTTGGGCGATGACACATCTTTTGATGCTCATTGCGCAACTGGAGAAGACTTTCAAACATACTTCTTTACGGGGCTGCCTCCAATGTACTTTGAGACAGCTCCACCTCTTCCTTAAGAGGAAACAAAATAAAATTAGCTACTGTGGCCGTAGCTGGCGTCGTTAGAGGCGCATGATCATTTGCCGAATCAAACTTTTTGATGACCCTTAAAGTTTACAAGCTATTTGCTGGATTCGGTAAATAGTGGAATTTTATGTGTAGCAATGCACATGTCTTTCAAGGGCGTCACAAGTTTGAGTAGTAATGATTGTTTGAACTGCTGCGAGGTAGTTTAGCTATGCATTCTGAATTTGGATCAGGTTGCATAGTTGGGTCAACA